GTGTGCAAGCGTCTCTTGTGCAAACCTGTCGTCCCATGTAATTTTTTCTTACACCAGACGATATGGTCAATCGAAACTTTTTGTGATAAAATACCGGAACAGCAGATGAAATGCATTCTAAGCTCTTTGATATACACATTGTACGGGGACAACGTATTTGAGAAAGACGGGATAAGGCGGGACAGGACGGGAGACGGCGAGAAAACCCGCTGTTTATGCGGGAAACGGGGCATTTTCAACCGGGACGGGCCCGCGATGGGGCCGCAAATTATCAGACAACTTGAGCGAAGGGCGTCGAGGCGATCGGCGTCCTTTTTTCATGCCCTGGCGAGCCCTGGGAGGCCCAGGAACGGCGGCGGCGCGTCGGGCGCATATCAACCCGCCGAGGGGCGAAAAACCTTGATACAAGGCCGTTTTCGGGCGCAAGAAGGGCCGCTCGGCCCGTCCCGGAAGTCACAGCAGCAGACAAAGAGGACGGGCTTCGCGGCCCTTGAGGATAGTATAGCAGACGAGGCCCCGGAAGGCAAGCGGGCGAAGCGTGCAAACAGGGCGTTAAACCGTGCAGGAATTAACAGCAGGGGGCAAAAACAGGGGTTCGGCGGCGCAGATCGGCGGGGCGGGCACGTTACGAGCCGTTAAACGGGGCGTTACTCACAGGGCGGCGACGGAGCGGAACCAGGGGCAAAACGCCCGCTCGCAATTCTACATTTCCCCCAAACCCGTGTAGAATTGTAGAATTGCCCGGAATACGCGGGTTTTCCAGGGGTCGGGACGCTCTCCCGGCCTCCTTTGCAATTCTACAGACTTTTGATTTATTTTTTAATCATAGCGGGGCAAAAAATTAGGCGGTTCCGTCGCGGGCTTCACGGCTCTCGGCGGGGCCGCTTTTACCGTCGTCGCTCCCGTCGAAGTATGTTGAATAAATAGATTCTTTTTTCTGTTCGACGACGCGCTTGTATTTGAAGTAGGCCAGGTCAAAAAGCTCCTCGCGGTGAGAGGGCGGAAGGAGCCTATACATGGCGACGAGGTCAACTTCGTCCTCGGAAAGCGGGAGGCCGTCACACATGAGGCCCCCTCGCTCTTTCTCTGCTTCGAGATCCGGCTTCTCTCCTTTTGGAGAGCTATCCGTTCGGAGTGTTCCGTAGACAATGTAGTCGAGAGAGGCCCCGAGATAATCGGCAACAAGAACCAGCTTGTCAAGCCGTGGACTTTGTGACGACCACCGCTTTATAGTTCCGTTTCCGAGGCCGCAGTCATGCTCTATTCGGTTAAAGGTGAGGCCCTTCCGTTTTGCAACGGCCTCAATTCTTTGAATTAGTTCGGACATAGCACATCCTCCTTGTGTCACTCTAAGCGGAGAGTAATTGACGAAAAATCTCTCCGTTTCTATAGAAAAGGTATTGACATCTCTCCGAACGGAGAGTATAGTATAGATAGATTAAAAAATTAAGCAAAACAAGCATACCACACCGACCACAAAAAGGAAAGCGTAAAGGAGGCCGAACATGAGAAACGGCAGAAAGCCGACCAGGAAGCAGAAGATCAGGCTCGGGCAAGCGGGCCTCGCGCCGGAGAACTGGCTCGTCGTGCGGCAGAAGCCGGACGGGGAACTCATCATCCTCCACAAGCGCACGAACACGATCCGGGTCGTCCCCTCGCTGGGACAATGACCCACACAGCGAAAGGAAGGAGCAGCAGCATGAACCGCTACAAAATCACGGCCACCAGGAGCAACGGCACGAAGCTCTCCGACTACTTCATCGAGGCGACGGAGGGCGCGGCCCGGAAAGCCTTTAATGAGTGCTACAGGAATGAGGAGTACAGCGACGTCAAGGTCGAGCTCGTCGCGGAGTACGTCCAGGCCACCAAAGAGCAGGAACGGGAGGCCCTGGCGAAAATCGTCAAGATCATCGAGGGCCTGGGCCCGGGCTCCTATGTGGGGATAGCCTTCGAGGGGTGCTTCAAGGATGCCGAGGACAACATCGAGAACGACTTCGGATGCAGCATGAAGCAGAAGCTCGAGTCGGCAGAGACGCGGCTCGCGGATGCCGAGGAACGGCTCAAGGAGCTGGGCGGGCTGATCGCGAAGCTGAAAGAGGAACGGAAGGCCCTCGAGGAGAAGCTCGCGAAGCAGAGCCTCCCGGAGTGGCTTCGGTTTGACCTTCACGCCCTCGCCGCCGAGGACAGCGCCGCCGCCCGGAAGCGGATGGAGGAGAGCGCCGAGATTATGGCGGAAACGGCAGACAAGCCCCGGGACATCGCCTTCAAGGAGGCGGTGGAGTCCTACCGCAAGGCGAAGGAGCGGCGCGAGCGTTGCGAGCGTCTGCTCGCTGGCCTGGATGAGAACGCGCCGAAGCAATAAGCCGAAACGCCCCTCGGGGCGTCATCGAGGGGGAGCCCGCCCTCGGTCTGATGATGGCAGGGCACGGAACAACAGGAAGGAGCAGCAGTATGAGAAAGATGAAGAAGATCAACGGCTACCTCGTCGTCAAGTTCAACGCCCGGGAGCTCCGGGAGTATGAGGGCACGGCCCTCGGCGAGTACGGCGTCATCGACGCCGAGCTCTACACCGGCATCCTGGACATTGACCGGGGCGCGATGGAGTACGACAACGCGGGCAGCATGGAGGAGGCCGTGGAGCTGGCCCGGGGCCTCGAGTCGGAGCTCGACACCGAGGAGCCCGAGGTCAAGGTCACGATCGTCAAGGAGACCGACGAGACCACCGAGGAGGAGGAAGTGGACGCGCAGCAGATGATCGCCGGATGGGAGAACACCCTCCGGGGGCAGGTCGCGAGCCCCCACTACAAGGACGTGGACGCACGGACGGCGGCGCATGAGCTATACGGCTACAAGGCCGCGCTCCGCGACCTGGGCCTTCTGGGTCGGGAGGACTGCTTCGTCCTCCCGGACACCTTCGGGACGTGGCCGGGGCGGGAGGAGCGGACGACCTTCGAGCACCTCCACCCGGAGCTCAAGCGTCACCGGGAGACGGCGCAGATCTACGCCCTGGGGCTGGCGCTGGCGGCGGACTGCCCGCCCAACGATTGCCGGGTTTACCTCAACATCTTCAACGGGGCCCGGGAGCTGGATGCCGCCCTGGACAACCTGGACGCGGAAGGCGCTCCGGCGCTCGCCTTGCGGAAGGCGCTCCGAGAACGGGTCGGAGAGCTGGCGGAGATGTTCGACGGGAACTTCGCCGTCAAGCAGTATCGGAAGGAGGCGAGAGCATGAACGGGTTAGACCTCTTTAGATCCCCAAAGACGGCGGCGGACGAGATCGCCGACATCGTCTCGGCACAATGTCCGCCCGTTGTCCCCGAGAACTGCGACGCCTTCTCATGCCGGGAGTGCTGGCTTGCGTGGCTGACTACAGGCGAACCGCCAAAAGAAAAGGGGCCGTCCGACAAGCAGACAGCCCCGGGCAGAGACTCCGCTCCATACTACCCGCCCACAGAAGCAATCAGAAAAGCAGCAGAAAGACTTAAGGACGGAAACATGGAGTACACGGCTATAGCTCTTATTCGGGCTCATGATGGCGAAGAACTTCCGCAGCCTTAAACGCATACGCCCGAGCGATGATCGAAGCTGCATAGTATGTTTCACGGCATACCGCTATAATTGCTTCCTTTTGAGCGTCGCTAAGGTTGGCTCCGGCGTGTTCATCGGAGTCGAGGATGGTTTTGCGAAGGCGCTCCCCGAGAATAGACCAGTCGGCGTCACGACAGGCATCTACCTCGTCATGAACTCGCTCCACAGCGTTGAGAACATCGTCACACATTTAGATCACCTCCTCCCCGGGCCGGAAGCCCTACTTCGATTATACCAGCGCCGGGGAGGGGCACACAAGGAGGAAACAGCAGCATGAAAGCAGAACTCAAACGAGCCGCCGACCTCGTCGCCTTCCAGCGGCGGGAGGCCCTGGCGCGGAAGCGGCTCTCGGGCGATCCCCGGAACCCCTTCCGGCCCCGCTACGGGGCGGAGCTGACCTTCACGGCGGCGGCGCAGGAGGCGGAGACCCTGGGCTATATTCTCAAATTACTTGAGAAGGAAGCGGCCCGGGAGTGTGCGCGGCGGGTCATCCCCACGCTGGACGCGATCCTTGACTTTGTCATCGGGTTCGGGCTTCTGGCCCTGGCGATGCTGGGCGTCGCCGCCGCGTGTGTGGCAGCAGGAGCGCCGGACAGCATCACCCGGACGGCGGCGCTTTTGGGCGTGGGTTTCATCACAGCCCTCTCGCTGCACCGCCTGGGGCGGAAGTAATTCTAAGAACGACTACACAGGAAGGAGGACAGCGATGAAAAGCAACGGCAAACTTTGCCCCCTGGGGAAGCTCGTCGTCAAGGCGCTTGCCGACCAGGAGAAGACAAAGTCGCAGCTCGCCGCCGAGATCGGGACGTCGCCGCAGTATCTAAGCTACATTCTCTACGGCGTCCGCTCGGGCGAGAAGTACCTCCCGGCGCTCATCGCGGCCCTCAAGCTCGACCCCCGGAAGGTCGAGAAGGCAACGGCAGCATGACAGCAGGAAGGGAGGGACAGGAGTGCCGGACGTATTCATCACCATGAAGGAGGCGGCGGAGTTCGAGGGCGTGAAGTATGGGACATTCGCCCAACGCATCGCCCGCAACCCCAAGCAGTACAAGACCAAGACGCAGCCCCAGGAGGGCGGAGGCAAGGAGCAAGTTTTGATTGCGGTCTCCTCGCTCTCCCCAAAAGGCCGGAAGGCGTGGCGGGCGGCGCAGAAAGTGGACGGGAGGGATGTCGTCATAGAGAAGCGAGCAGAGTCCGCGCCCTGGTATGTGGGCGTCGACCTCAACCACTACACCGAGCAGCATAAGAAGGAGTTCTACGAAGCCGTCGAGCTGGCGGCACGGGTTCAAGACTTCATAGAGTACGACGGCCCGGAAAACCGCACGGCCTACGCGGAACGCTACGCGCTGGGGCTGGGCGTGAGCCCGCAAACCCTCTACCGCTACATGAGCAACGTCCTCAAGGCGAACGCCTGGGCGCTCAAGCTGGAGAAGGAGGACGGGCAGAACCGGGACTACTTCCGGGCGCTGGCCTTGTGCCGGAAGCCGAAGGAGAAGGCGACCTTCCCAAGCCTCACGGACGAGCAAAAGGCGCTCATTGAAAACATCTGGTTCGACCACCGCTTCGCCGCCAACCTGGGGACGATTGAGATGCTCTATGAGAAGTTTGAGGAAGTCGCCGAGGGCCGGGGCTGGGAGAGCTACCCCAGCATCAAGACGGTCGCCCGGTACATCAAGCACCTCATGGACAGCCGGGGCGCAGAGTCGGCCCGCTACCTCGCGGCCAACGGCTCCCGGGAGTGGAAGAACAAGAAGATGCTCAAGGGCAAGCGGGACGCGACGAGCCTCAAGGTCATGGAGTACGTGGTCGGCGACGAGCACACCTTCGACTTTTGGGTTCAGTGGGTTGCCCCGAACGGGAAAGTCAAGGCCGTCCGCCCGAAGCTCGTCGCATGGATGGACATGCGGAGCCGGGCGATCGTGGGCGACGTGGCTTGTGTAGACGCCAACAACCAGACCCTCAAGGAGAGCCTTGTGAAGATGCTCTACTCCCACCCGGGCGGCGTCCCCCACATCCTGCACGTGGACAACGGCAAGGACTACACGGCGAAGACCATGACGGGCCAGAGCCGGAAGAAGCGGAACATCGAGTTCGAGTTCGACGCGGAGACGGTGGGTTTCTACCAGAGCATCGGCATCGAGGAGGTGGGGCGGTCGCTCCCCTATCAGCCGTGGGACAAGCCGATCGAGCGGTTCTTCTCGACCGTGTGCTCCAAGTTCTCAAAATGGTTTGAGAGCTACACGGGCACCCTCACAGGCTCCAAGACCTACGCCAAGCGGCAGAAGGACGTCGACGGGATGCTCGAGCGCGGGGAGCTGCTCACGATGGAGGAGTTCTTCGAGGCGTGGACGGAGTGGAAGGAAACGAAGTACCACACCCGGGAGCACCGGGGCCTCAAGGACGCGGGCGAGAAGTGGGTCACGCCGATCTCCCTCTTTGAGAACGGCGAACGCTATGAGAAGGCAGCACCGCCCCGGGAGTATGCGGCGATGCTGCTCATGAAGGCGGACACCGCCCTCGTGCGGAACCAGGGGATCACCAAGTTCGGGACACTCTACACGGACTACGAGCTTTGTCACTATGTCGGCAAACACGTCGGCATCAAGTGGGACATCGACGACGTCACGAAGCTCTACGTCTTCGACGAGGAGGGCCGGAAGATATGCGAGGCCGTCTCCGCCGAGCTCCTGGCCTTCGGGCCCCACTGTTCGCAAGCGGCGCTTGAGCGCCACCTCCGCGACCAGAAGCGGCAGGAGAAGGAAATGCGCGAGATCCTGGAAGACATGCGGAGGCCCTACGAGCTCCGCGTCCAGGAGGGCGGACGCCCCTCGAGCGCGGTCGGCATGATCGACCTCACCATCAAGGCGGAGCGGAGCCCGAAGGTCATCGCCCTCCCGAACGACAAGGAATACCGGGCGGAAGCGGCGGCAAGCCGGAAGGCCAGGAAGAAGACATCCGGGGACGAGTTCCTCACCAACAAGGCAGACGACGCCCTCGCTCGCTTGAGGGCTATGAACGAATAGGAGGTACAACATGGAAGTCACAGCAGCAGCGGCCCAGGCCGCAACCTATACCAACAGCAAGAGTCTCGCGGAGCAGATCAACGACTACCTCGCGGCGACGAAGACCAGCATCGCGACCCTGGCAAGCGAGATCCCGGGCTATTCCCGCCCGACGATCTCCCGCTACCTCTCGGGCAAGTACGAGGGGGACATCGCAGCCATTGAGAAGCTGCTCGCGGACTGGCTGGCCGGGCGCACCGGGGAGGACGTGGCCCTCCCGGAGCCGGGCCGGAAGACCGGGACGAAGCCCGCCTTCTTTGAGAGCCGGGACGCCCTCAAGGTGCTGGGCGTGTGTCAGAGCTGTCAAGAGTACATCGGGCTCGGCATCGTGGTCGCCCGCAGCGGCTACGGCAAGACCTACTCCCTCCGGCAGTACGCCAAGCTCCCCCGGGTCGCCTATATCGAGTGTGACGACACCATGAGCAGCCGGGATCTTGTGGAGGCGATCGAACGGGCCCTCGGCATCCCCAGCGGCTACGGGACGATCTGGCGCAGGGTCAACGGCATCCGGGACTATTTCAACACGAACAAGGGCTACCTCCTCATCATCGACGAGGCGGACAAGCTCGTCTCGAAGTACACCCAAAAGAAGATGGAGATCCTCCGGGCGATCTTCGACCAGTCGGACGTGGGGCTCGTCATCGCCGGGGAGCCGAAGCTCGAGGCGCAGATCAAGACCTACCTCGTCCGCATGGCGAACCGGGTCGACTTCTACGTCAGCCTCAAGGGGCTTGACCCCTCGGAGGTGGAGGGCTACCTCGCGGGCTTCGAGGTCGCGCCGGACGCGATGGTCGAGCTCAAGGCCCGGGCCTGCAACATGCAGACGGGATGCTTCCGCCTCCTCGACCGCACCCTCTCCAATGTGTCCCGCATCCTTGAGGAGAGGGGCGAGAGGGTCGTCACGGTCAAGATCATTGAGCAAGCCTCGAGCCTCATGATGCTTTGACGCGGAGGAGGCCGGGACAATGAAAATGAGAAAGCAACGGCTCATGGGGCTCGCTATGCTGGCGATCACCGCCCTCATCCTGGTTATGGCCCGAGGCGGGAGGACGCCGGAGGACAGCGACGCGACCGCCGCCTTCCTCACCGGGCCCCTGGGCTTGTATATGCTCCTCTCGAAGACCTACATCCTATACGACGGCGAGGAGCAGGAGGCGGGCGGGCAGAAGGAAAGCGTCGGGGAGGCAGCTCCCCGGGCACATAACAAAACTACAAGAAAGGAAGTTGTCAACACATGGCAAGAAAGAGAGTGGTCGAGCCCTCGGGCGTCAAGACCTGGGAGGACGCAAACGACGCCCTCCGTCAGATTGCGGAAGCGCAGCTCGCCCTCGCGGACATTGAGGGCGAGATGAACAAGCAGATCCTCGGGGCGAAGAAGGCCGCAGAGGAGCAGAGCAAGCCGTACAAGGACAGGGTCGCCAAGCTCGAGCGCGAGCTCAAGGATTTTGTCACCGAGCACCGGGCGGACATGGGGAAGACGAAGACCCGGGCCCTCACCTTCGGCGAGGTAGGGTTCCGGCTCTCGACCTCCGTGTCGCTCCCCCGGGCGAAGGAGAAGATCGAGGAGATCATCCGCCGCCTCAAGACCCGGCAGATGATGGACTGCATCGTCGTCAAGGAGGACGTCTCGAAGGAGGCCCTCAAGAAGTACGGCGAGGACACCGTCAACGCGGTCGGCGCTACCTGGAAGCAGCAAGACGTCTTTGGCTATGAGCTGAACTTCTCGAAGCTGGAACAGGTCAAGGCCGGGCAATAAGAGGGCCGAGAAACGAGGTGTAAATCATGGCAGCAGCAACAACACGCAGCGGGCGGAAGCCCCCCTCCATCCGCACCCTATGGGCGATCGCCAAGTCGCCGGAGCTGGGGCTCACGGACGAAGACCTCCACGGGGTCGTGTACCGGGAGACGGGCAAGGGGAGCATGAAGCAGCTCACCCAGGGCGAGATCACCGCCGTCGCCCGCGTCCTGCAAAACATGAAGGACAGCGCGGCCCAGGGAAGCCGGAGCAAGCGCACGGATGAGGGCGGCAACCCCACGACCGAACGGCAGCGCCGGAAGATCTACGCGCTGACCGAGGCCCTCGGCTGGAACAGCGACAAGCGCCGGATCGAGGGGTTCGTGAAGCGGATGACGGGCATCGACCGCCTCGAATGGCTGGACGCGGGCCAGTGTGAGAAGGTCATCGAGGGGCTCAAGGCAATCCTCGCCCGGGAGCAGCGGAAGGAGGGCACGGATGGACGTCGGGACAAGTAAAGGGCTTGAGAGCTTCCTTGCCTTCCTCCGGGAGACCACGGAACGGCACAGGATGGCGGAGGCCGACCGCGCCGAGGCGGAGGCCGCGACGCAAGACCTCCTCCACGCGCTCGAGCTGGGAGACGACAAGGCCCCGGGCCGGGCGCGGCTGGGGCTCAAGATCCGGGAAGTGCGGCGGCAGCGCCGGACGGCGAAGGACATCGCGGAGCAGACCCGGCCCGTGGTGGATTGGGTAGAGCAGAACCGCACCGTCATCAAGGGCCTTGAGCGGCTTTTAGGCGATGTCCGCAAGCAGGAGCGCCGGAGCGAGGGGCGCAGCTATGCGCCCCGTACCCACATATTAGAGGACATACGGCGCGACGGAGAGAAGGAGGGGCAGCATGAACAACTTTGACGAGCCCGTCAAGAAGGCGGAGACCGACGCGGAGATCCTGGACGCGCTGCAAGGGGTCAAGCTGACACAGGACGAGATCCGGCGCGGGGCGTGTGGCGGGATGGGGCTCGCCTTTTTCCGGGCCTACTATGAGAAGCTCCCGGAGGAAGTCGCCCGCCGCCTCACGGAGATCGACACCGAGGCCGTGGAGCACATCACCCGGGCGACGGGTCTCAACCTGTCCGGCTCGCTCCTGGATCGGTTCGGGGAGAAGCTGGCAAACGACGCCGCCTTCGCCCAGGTCATCCGGGCGGCGAACGTGTACCGGGGGCGGCTGGGCTACGCTCCCCTCGGGCCGGACGGCTGGCCGGAGGTAGAGACATGAGCGAAAGAGCACGGAAGGCGGGGCAGTTTGCCGGAGCGGTGGAGCGGCTGGCCGGGGCGCTGGCGGTGAATGAGATCATCCGGGCCCGGCGGTTCCTGGGCGCGGCCGCCAGCGACGAGGAGCGTGAAATACTGCTCGGGATGCCGCTCCCCGAGCTCCTTCGTGCGGCCCAGGCTCTCACCTCCGCCGTATGCCTCCGGCAGCAGACGGAGGCGGCAGAGCACATGCGCGAACTCGTGGCGCAGCAGAAAGCCGCCCAGGAGCCCAGGAAGGGCCCGTTTGTCAGTTAGGGGGCGAGGATATGGCGGCAAAGAAGAAGCGCCTCACACAGCGCGAGAAGGCCGAGAGAGCAGCGATGAAGAAGCGGCTCCAAGCGGAGGGAGTCCTCCCGCCCGACAAGCCCAGGCTCAACCGCAAGAAGTTCGCCCAGGAGACCTGGGCGGAGTGGGAGGAGTTCCTCAAGAGCGACCCGATCCGGGCGGAGGTCTCCCTTCTCCGGGCGGTGGAGTTCATAGCGGGCCCGGAGCTTCCGGCAGTCACGCCGGAACAGGTGGGCGTCTATAAGGCCCTCAAGCTGGCGGTGGAGTACAACAAATTCCTCCGCAAGCTGGAAGCCGAAGGGCGCAGCAAGTACACAATCGGGGAGCTGGCCGACGAGGTCGTCCTCCCCATCTGGAAATTATAAGGGGGCAAACAACACATCATGAAGTACAGCAAAAGCAACCCGCCCATGACGTGCATGATGACACAGAGCACGTGCTACAAGGGCACCAAGAAGATGACGGTCAAGGGCGTCTTGTGGCACAGCACCGGGGCGAACAACCCGACCCTCAAGCGATATGTTCAGCCGGACGACGGCGCACCCGACCGAGCCGAGCTCCTGTCCAAGCTGGGCACCAACGCGAACAAGAACGACTGGAACCACATCGACACACAAGCGGGCCTGAACGCCTGGATCGGGAAGCTCGCGGACGGGAGCGTCGCGGCGGTTCAGACGATGCCCTGGGACTTTAGGCCGTGGGGATGTGGGAGCGGCAGCAAGGGGTCATGCAACAGCGGATGGATTCAGTTTGAAATCTGTGAGGACGCCTTGACGGACGCCGACTACTTCGCCGCCGTGTATCAAGAGGCGTGTGAGCTGACGGCGTACCTCTGCACCCTCTACGGCATCGACCCCAAAGGAACCACCGATTGCTCCGGCGTCACTGTCCCGACCGTTTTGTGCCACGCGGACAGCCACAAACTAAAGCTCGGCAGCAATCACGCCGACGTGACACACTGGTTCCCCAAGTTCGGGAAGTCGATGGAGACCGCCCGGGACGATGTCGCGGCCCTGATGAGCGGCTCCACCGCGCCGGGCACGGAAGACAAGACGGCGATCATGGGCAAGGCCCAGGCCACCGCGTCGCAGATGGCGGCGTTCTGCTTGAGCAAGAACGCCTCGCCGCAGCTCCCGAGCTGCACCGTGGAGGAGCTGGCCCGCATGTTCATCGAGGAGGGCGAGGCCGAGGGCGTCCGGGGCGACGTGGCCTTCGCGCAGAGCCTCCACGAAACGGGCTATTTCAAATACGGCGGCATCGTAAGGCCGGAGATGAACAACTTCGCGGGCATCGGGGCGCTCAACGGCAACGCCACGGGACAGGCGGCGAGCTTCCCCGACCCGCGCACGGGCGTCCGGGCGCAGATCCAGCACCTCAAGGCATACGCATCCACCGAGGCCCTCGTGAACGCTTGCGTCGACCCCCGCTTCTCCCTGGTCGCCCGTGGCGTGGCCCCCTATGTGGAATGGCTGGGCGCGGCGGACAACCCGCAGGGGCGCGGCTGGGCGGTTCCCGGCGCGGGCTACGGGGCGAACATCGTGAAGCTGCTCGGCCAGATCCTCGCCTTCCAAGACCCGGGGGACGGCTACCCGGAGGGGACACCCGACTGGCAAAAGGCGGGCTTTGAGGCCCTGGTAGAGCGCGGCATCATCAACTCCCCGGACGTGTGGAAGGCGAAGTTCGACCAACCGATCAAGGTCGGGGAAATCCTGGCGATCATCGGCAGGATGTAACAGGAAGGGAGGGCGCAGGACATGGATAAACTCGCTGAGGGTTTGACGCTGGAAATGCTTCCCGAAGGGCTCTACCGCATGATCGCCGAGGCAATCGGGACGGATAACTTCTATAAGCTCGCCGAGGTCGTCGGGGGCACGACGGTTTACATCCCGAAGCCCGAGAGCGTCACCCGGCCCGTCCGCGACGCCCGCATCAAAGAGGAGTTCAACGGCTACAATCACCCGGAGCTCGCCCGGAAGTACGGCGTCACAGAGCGATGGGTTCGCCGTATTTGCGGCCCAGGGCAGACGGAGGGGCAGCTCGACATCTTCGACTATCTCAACGACCCGGGGCAGGAGGGCGACGAGCCTCTCTCATGAGCGGCAACTCTTAGAACTGCTTCGTATATAAGTTTCCGGGAACGGGATTTAAGATAAGAGTACAAGCTATAGCTTGTACTCTTATTTTTTGTCCAAAGGAGGCAGACACACATGAACATGGAACTCATCCAAAGCGCAGCGAGCGACGCTCTTGTCAACGTCGTTCTCGCGGTCATCGCCCTGGCCGGGGCCTACGCGGTGTACTACATCCGCCTGGGCGCGGCCAAGCTCAAGGAGCAGACGGCGCAGATCAAGGACGAGGCGGGCCGGAAGGTGCTCGAGGACGCCCTTGACGACGTCGTCAACCTTGCGACGGTCTCGGTGGGGGCGATGGAGCAGACCACGGCGAAGGCGCTCCGGGACGCGGTCAAGAGCGGCAAGGCAAGCCGGGAGGAGCTGCTCGCCCTGGGGAAACAGGTCTTCGACGAGGTAAAGGCGGCGATCAGCCCCCAGGCGCAGAAGGTCATCACCGACAACCTGGGCAGCTTCGACAAGTACCTCACCGCCGTCATCGAGGACGCCGTCCTCAAGGTCAAGCATGAAGACCCCTATCTCACACTCTCCGGGGAACTGATTAAGGACGCCGCGCCGGAAGACAAGGCCGGAGCCGCCGCGCAGTAAGGAGGGGCCGACATGGACGGAGCGACAATCGCGATGTTCGTCTTCCAGACGGTCATCACGGCGATCATCGGGGTCGCCGCGTGGGGAGTGAAGAACGCGATCGGCGAGATGAAGGCGGCGGTCTCGGAGCTCAAGGCAGCGGACAAGAAGAACGCCGAGGAGATCGCCGCCGTGCGCGGAGAGCTGGGCGACCTCAAGGCCGACCTCCCCCTCATCTACACGACCCGGGAGGACTTCATCCGGGTCTCAAACAACATCGACCAGAAGCTCGACAAGCTCCTATACAGGGGCGCAGCAAAGGAGGGATAAAAGCGTATGGCATACTTTGACGACATGACGGAGCAGGAGATCCGGCAGAACAAGGCGATCCGGGGCTACATCGTCCGGGCCCTGGCGAAAGGCAATCAGAACTCGCTGCTTGTGCGGCAGATCACGAACGCCCTCCTCGCCGACAACCTCATCACCGTCCCGGACATCTCGAAGCAGCTCTCCTATTTGGAGGACGGCGGCTACATCGAGTTCACGGACAAGCGGGCCACGGCCTACAACGCCTACCGCCGCGACGCCGTCATCCAGCTCACGAAGGCGGGCGTCGACCTTGTGGAAGGTACGAGGGACGACCCGGGCGTCGATGTCTAAGAAAGAGCGCCGGAGGACGCGGATCAGCTCGACGATCGACAAGCTCCCGGACGACATCAAGACGGAGCTCGACGTCCGGCTCGCGGACACGGCCAACACCTACGAGGAGCTCTCCGCGTGGCTCAAGGCGGAGGGCTACGAAATCAGCAAGAGCGCGATCGGGCGCTACGCGATCCGCAGCACCCAGGCGGCGCAGCGGGTCGCCGAGACCCTACAGCGCACCCAGGCGATCGCCCAGGCGGTGGAGGCGCACCCCGACCTCGACTACACTCGGGCGGCGTCGATGGTTCTCATGGACGGCCTCATGCAGCGCGTGAGCACGGCGGAGGGCGACTTCCAGGAGATGCCGCTTGACAAGGCGGGGCGGCTCATCGCAAGCCTCGCCCGGAACGCCACCTATGAGAAGCGCGTCCGGCAGGATATGAAGAAGAAGGCCGAGCTTGCCTTCGACCAGCTTGAGGCGGAGCTCATGGCGGCGATCAAGCAGCACCCGGAGCTCGCCGGGGAGCTGCACGACGTCCTCTCAAGGGCGAGGGAGAAGGTGCTCGACGATGGCGAAGATTAACCTCAAGGACTACCTGGAACGGCTCGAGGAGCCGGAAGACCGGGAGGCGGTCGCAAGCCGGGAGTACCAGCGGGAACTATTTGAGCAGTATGTCCAGAAGGGGACGAACTTCCCCGAGCTCCGGGCGCAGCTCCTCGAGGAGTACCGGGCCGGGGCGGAGCTCACGGGCCCCCAGGGGCTACGCCGGAAGCTCGGGGCGGTTGACCTGGGCTACTTCGGGCGGGCCTACCTCCCCCACTACTTTGTGAGGCCGTCGCCCCCGTTTCACGAGGAGCTCGACCGCATCTTCCGCGAGGGCGTCATGAAGGGGCTGAACCCCGCCACCGACGCGAAGGAAATCAGCCGGGCGGACGGATGCCGGAGGGCGGTCGAGGCCCCGCGTGGACACGCCAAGAGCACGAACTTCACCTTCAAGGACTCCATTCACTCGGCGGTGTACGCCTACAAGCACTACGAGATTATCCTCTCGGACAGCTCGGAACAGGCCGAGGGCTTCCTCTCCGACATCAAAACGGAGCTCGAGGAGAACGCGGCGCTCCGGGAGGACTTCGGGGAGCTTGTGGGCCGCGTCTGGAAGGCGTCGGTCATCCTCCTCTCGAACGGGGTCAAGATCGAGGCGCTGGGCGCGGGCAAGAAGATCCGCGGACGGCGACATAAACAATGGAGGCCCGACCTCATCTTGTGCGACGACCTTGAGAACGACGAGAACGTCAACACAGCCGAGCAAAGAAAGAAGCTCCGGGACTGGTTCTATAAGGCCGTGAGCAAGGCGGGCGACACCTACACGGACATCGTCTACATCGGAACGCTGCTCCACTACGACGCCCTCCTCGCCAACGTCGCCAAGAACCCCGAGTATGAGGCCGTCCGCTACAAGGGCGTCATCTCCTTCGCGGCAAACACGGCCTTGTGGGACGCCTGGGAGCGCATCTTCACCGACCTTGAGAACCCCAGGCACAAGGAAGACGCCGAGGACTTCTTCAAGGCGAACGAGGCCGCGATGCTGGAAGGAACCGCCGTCTTGTGGGAGGAGAAGCTCCCCTACTACGCCCTCATGGTTATGAGGGTATCGGAGGGCGAGGCGTCCTTCAGCAGCGAGATCCAGAACGAGCCCATCGACCCGGAGAACTGCGCGTTTGCCGAGGAGTGGATCGACTACTACGACGACGGGCAGCTTCCCCCGGACTTCTCCGAGGCGCGGTTCCTGTTCGTCGCGGCGAACGACCCCTCCCTCGGCAAGAACCGCAAGAGCGACACCTCGGCGATCATCGCCGTGGCGAAGGACACCTCGACGGGCTACATGTACGTCGTGATCGCCGACATCGCCAAGCGCAAGCCGGACAAAATCATCGAGGACGCGATCGAGGCGTCCCGCCGTTTGAAGCGGGAGTACAAGAAGCCCCTCTACAAGTTCGGCGTCGAGACGGTTCAGTTTCAATACTACTTCGCCGAGATCATGCGGCAGAAGTCCGCCGAGATCGGCGAGTACCTCCCCATCGAGGAGATCAACAGCGTCCAGAACAAGGACGCCCGCATCCAGTCCTTGCAACCCTTCGTGAAGAACGGCTACCTCAAGTTCTCCAAGCGGCACAAGGCCCTCCTCGATCAGATGCTCAAGTACCCTATGGGGAAGAACGACGACGGGCCGGACGCGCTGCAAATGGCCGTCTCCCTGGCCCTCTCGGTCAAGGTGGGGCAACACACGGACTATAAATCAGTTTTAGGCCGCGCTATCAAGTTCCGGCGCGGGGCCTACTAAGGAGGTGAGGCATTATCAACACAGTCATTCAGGAGAACACGCTCATCCACGGGGACAGCCTCACCGTGCTCCGGCAGATGCCGGACGAGAGTGTGAACGCAATTATCACCGATCCGCCCTATGGCATCAACTACGTCTCACAGACCGGGGCAAGGATAAAAAACGGCAAAGCCCCATTCATCTGGTTCCTTTATGACGCTTTCCGCGTACTCAAGTCGGGAGGAACGCTCCTATGCTTCACACGCTGGGATGTAGAGCAGACCTTCATCGACGCGATTGAGTTGGCTGGCTTCCGGGTCAAAAGTGAGGTTATTTGGGACAAGGTCTATCACGGCATGGGGGACACGAAAGCAGCCTTTGCCCCGGCGCATGAGAACATCGTCTTCGCAATTAAGGGGAAGTACAGCTTCCCCGGGGGCAGGCCGAAAGATCTCGTCACCTTTAGCAAGCTCGGCAGCGCCCAGATGATCCACCCGACAGAGAAGCCAGTGGGCTTGATTGCAAACCTTATTACGGCAGTTACAAAGCCGGACGACCTCATCCTTGACCCGTTTGCCGGAAGCGGCTCTACTCTCGTCGCTGCAAAGAAGTCGGGGCGGCGGTTCATTGGAGTAGAGCTCGACGACGAATATTATGAAAAAGCACGGCGGCGCATTGAGGAGGTGGTCGAGTGAGCAGCAAGGGAAAGCGGTGGAGCCTTAGAGGTTTGTTCCAGCGCCGCCCCGAGACGCGGGAGGTCGCAGCCGCCCAGGTAACAGACAAGTACAGCGAGTACCCCTCGGACGGGCTCACCCCCGTCCGGCTGGCGGAGATCTTCAAGGAGGCGGACGCCGGGGACGTGCTCCGGCAAGCCGAGCTCTTTGAGGAGATGGAGGAGAAAGACCCGCACCTCTTTTCCCAGCTCCAAACGAGGAAGAACGCGGTCACGGGCCTCGACTATGAAATCATCCCCTTTGACAGCGACGACCCCAGGGACAAGGAGATCGCCGAGTTTGTGGAAGCGCAGCTCGGCGGCATCGAGGGCTTTGAGGACATCATGCTCGACCTCCTGGACGCGATCGGGAAGGGCTTCGCGGTCTCGGAAATCATGTGGAGCTACGACGAGGGGCACGTTGTCGTCGGCGACATCCGTTCCCGTCATCAAAAGCGGTTCTTTTGGGACAGCGTCGACGACTCCTTCAAGGTGAGAACCCAGGAGGCCCCGGAGGGCATTGAGCTCCCGAAGAACAAGTTCATCGTACACAAATACAAGGCCCGCAGCGGCCACCCCTCCCGGGCTGGCGTCTTGCGCGTGGTCGCCTGGATGTACCTCTTTAAGAACTACACCCTCAAGGATTGGGTCGCGTTTTGCGAGGTCTTCGGGATGCCGCTCCGCCTGGGGAAGTATCAGCCGGGCGCAAGCGAGGACGACAAGCGGGCGCTCATGCAAGCCCTCGTCGCAATCGGGGCGGACGCGGCGGGCATCTTCCCGGACGGCACGGCGATCGAGTTCGTGAACACCGAGAAGACCAGCTCGACCGACCTCTATGAACGGCTGGCCCGCTATTGCGACGAACAGGTCTCGAAGGCGATCCTCGGGCAGACCTTGACCTCGGACTCGGGCGGCGGCAGCTACGCGCAAAGCAAGACGCACAACGACGTCCGCCACGACCTCACCGTCGCGGACTGCAAGGCAATCGCGGCCACCCTCCGGCGCGACCTCATCCGCCCCCTGGTGCTCTACAACTTCGGGGAGGACAAGCGCATCCCGTACCTCCGCTTCGACGCGGAGGAGTCGGAGGATCTCACGCAGACGGCGACCGTCATCGGGACGCTCATCCGGGAGGCGGGGCTCAAGGTTCCGACAAGCTACATCTACAAGAAGTTCTCCATCCCGAAGCCCGAGGGCGACGAGGAGGTCGCCACCCCGCCCGGGCAGACGGCGCAGGGGGCGGGGTTCGGCCCCTTCTCCTTAAAGGCGCAGCCCGGCGAGCCGATTGCGCTCAAGGCCGGGGACGGAGCGGGGCACGGGACGCAAGAGCGCGTCGACCGTCTGGCGGCAGCGGCCACCCGGAAAAGCGCCGGGGCCTTCAAGAAAGCGTTCGGCCCGGTTCTCAAAAAGATTGAGAACGCGGAGAGCCTTGAGGAGCTCCGGGACATGATGGAGGACGAGAAGGCCGTCGCCGAGCTGTTCGGCGAGATGGATGTCTCGGAGGTGGAGGAGCTGCTTCAAAAGGTCATGCTCTACGCCAACCTCGAAGGGAGGGCGGCGGAAGATGGACGACATTGAGGCCGTATTCAACCGAAAGGACATGACCTTCGAGGAGGCCGTCCAGTATTTCAAGGAGCGCGTCCCGGTCACGGCGTCGGTCTTCTACAGTATCGCGGAGAAGTACCGGGGGCTCGCCTTCACAGTGGGCGGCTACACGAAGGCGCAGATCCTCAAGCGGTTCTATGAGGAGATCCTCGCGGCGCTGGAACAGGGGAACCCCCTCTCGGAGTTCCGGCGCAATATGAACGAGTTTCTCGAGGCCGAGGGCTATGAGGGGCTCGACCCGCTGCAAGCCGACCTCATCTTCCGCACCAACATTCAAACGGCCTACAATGTGGGCCACTATGAGCAGATGACAGACCCGGGCGTCATGAAGCTCCGCCCCTACTGGCAGTACGACGCCGTCAATGACGCCCACACCCGCCCGAGTCACCTCGCGATGGACGGGCGGGTCTTCCCGGCAGACAGCGAGGTGTGGAATACATGGTTCCCGCCGAACGGGTTCCGATGCCGCTGTACGGTCAAGACGCTCTCAAAAAGGCAGGTCGAGGCCCGGGGGCTCAAGGTGGAGCAGACAGCGCCGGAGGGCCTCATGCCCGACCCGCACTTCTCGACCAACCCGGCAAAGGTACGCTTCGAGCCCGACCTCAAGGACTACCCCGCGCCGCTTGTGAAGGCGTACCAAAACCGGGAGAAAGAGAACCCGGGCAAATAAGGCCCACAGAGGCCCCAGGAAGGGCCGAGGGGCCGGGGAGTGTAATTCCCGGGGCGCGGCAGGTTCACCCCGTTATAACGCGGAATAACGGCGTTTCCGGGGGCTTCAAGCACCAAGCAAAGGAGACAGGCAGAAAATGAGCGATTTTCTCACCCTAAAGGGGGGCGAAGTGGATGTCGGAGGAGCGCCGGAGGTCATCTCCGTTTTGCCCTTCGGCCATGTCGTGAGCCAGAAGGGAGAGTTCGACGTCGACGAGGAAAGCCTCGCCGCGATGAAGGCGCAGATCGCCGAGCGCGGCGTCGACCTTGTCGTCGACTACGAGCACCAGACCCTCACAGGAGACCGGGCCCCCGCCGCCGGATGGGTCAAGGAGCTGTTCGCCGAGGACGGGCACATCAAGGCCCGGGTCGAGTGGACGCTCCCGGCGAAGCAGTACCTTGAGAACAAGGAATACCGCTACCTCTCCCCGGTCATCACCGTCCGCAAGACGGACAACAAGGCGACGGGCCTCCACTCCCTCGCCCTCACCAACACCCCAGCGATCGCGGGCATGACCCCGATTGTAAATTCATCCACATTTGAAGGAGGCAAAACCAACATGAACGAACTCATCAAGAAGCTCGCGGCGGCGCTCGGCCTGGGCGAAGACGCGGGCGAGGAGCAGATCCTCGAGGCGCTCTCCGCTTGCATCGAGGAGAACAAGGCCCTCAAGGAAGCCGCCGAGGGCAAGAAGCCCGGGGACGGCAAGCAGCCGCCCGAGGAGGACACCGTCGTCGCGAACAAGGCCGTCTGTGAGCTCCTGGGGCTCAAGGCCGGGGCTCCCGCCGCCGAGGTCGCCGCCGTCATCATGTCCCTCAAGGGCGGCATCGACGGGCGCGTCAAGGCCCTTGAGGAGCAGCTCGCCGACCGGGATGCCGAGGAAGCCGTTGAGCTGGCGCTCAAGAGCGGCAAGATCACCCCGGCACAGAAGGGATGGGCTAAGGACTACGCCCTCAAGAGCCCGGAGGGGTTCAAGTCGTTCCTTGAGAAAGCGCCCCAGGTCGTCCCTATGAGCGAGGTCGCGGGCGGCGAGGCCCTGGCACTCAAGGGCAAAAAGCCCGACGAGGCGACGATGCTCATTTGCAAGCAGCTCGGCGTGAGCGCCGAGGATCTGGAAAAGTACGGCATAAAGGAGGAGTAACATCATGGCAGCATTGACCAATGTGAGAGACACGTCCGAGCTCGGCGGGAAGTACATCGCCCTCCCTGTCAAGGGCGCGACCACCATCTATCAAGGGGCGATCGTGGCGGTTGACGCCAACGGCTACGCGATCCCCGGCAAGAAGGCCGCAAGCCTCAAGGCGGCGGGCCGGGCCGAGGAGACCGTCGAGAACAAGGGCGGGGACGGCGACGCCGTCATCCGCGTCAGCCGGGGAACCTTCGTTTTTGAGAACTCCACCAGTGGCAAGATCACCGCCGCCGACGTGCTGGGCCTCTGCTATATGGAGGACGACCAGACCGTCACCAAGACCGGGACGGGCGCGTCCGTGGCGGGCCTTGTCATCCGCGTGGACGACGAAGGCGTCGCCGTGGAGATGGGCTTCGGCCTCACCGCCCCCGCAGCCGCCGAAAAGTAAAACAGAAGGAGGACAAAGAACATGATTGTAAACCAGCAGACTTTGAGGGGGATTTACGTCGGCTTCAACACCTTGTTCAACAAGGCGTTTGAGGGCGTGACCCCGCTCTACACCGAGATCGCCACCGTCACCCCCTCGACCACGGAGTCCGAGACCTACGCATGGCTCGGCGACATCCCGGGGATGAGAGAATGGATCGGCGACCGCGAGATCCAGAACATCAGCGCGAGCGACTACACCATCAAGAACAAGGACTTCGAGCTGACAATCGGCATTGACCGCAACGCGATCGAGGATGACAAGATCGGCCTCTATAACCCGTCTGTCCAGATGCTCGGCCAGTCCGCAGCAGCCCACCCCGACGATCTCATCTTCAAGCTGCTCGCGGAGGGCTTCTCCGAAAAGTGCTACGACGGGCAACCCTTTTTCTCCGACGCCCACAAGGTCGGCAAGAAGGCCGTCTCCAACAAGACCACGGCCAAGCTCTCGATGGAGTCCTACATCGCCGCCCGCGCCGCTATGATGAGCCTCACCAACTCGAAGGGCCGGGCGCTGAACCTCATCCCGAATGTGCTCGCCGTCCCGCCCGCCCTGGAAGCGACCGCCCGGGACATCCTGGTCGCCGACTACATCAACGGCACCAAGAACACCATGCAGGGCACCGCGAAGCCCCTCGTCATCCCGCAGCTCGCCGGGCATGACTCCAAGTGGTTCTTGCTTTGCACCTCCCGGCCCATCAAGCCCCTCATCTGGCAGCAGCGCAAGAAGCCGAAGTTCGTCTCCAAGACCCAGGAGACCGACGACAACGTCTTCATGAAGAAGACCTTCCTCTATGGCGTCGACTCCCGAGGGAACGCGGGCTTCGGGTTCTGGCAGATGGCATACGCCGGAGACGGCACCGCCGAAGCCTAAGCCCGGCCAAGCAGACGAAGGGAGGGAACGGCGTGAGCTACAGCACGAAAGAGGAAGTCCGGGAGATGCTCAAGGACGACGCCCTCAACGCGATCATCGGGGACACCTTCATCGAAGACCCCGCCGAGCGTGAGGAGCTCGTCGCGCCGATTATTGAAGGCGCGATCGCCGACGCCGACGCGGAGATCGACGGCTACCTCGCCAAGAGGTACGCCGTCCCGCTCTCCCCGGCCCCGAAGGTTATCAACAAGTTTTCAAAGGACATCGCGGTCTATAACCTGTTTTCCCGGATCGGCATCGACGAGAGCACCGACCAAAAGACCTACCTCAACCGCTACAACGCGGCGATCAAGTTCTTTGAGCTTGTGGCCGACGGGAAGGTCTCCATCGGCACGGAAGCCGACGACCCGGCAAGCGCAGCCGCGGCCGGGTTCTCGGCGAAGTCAAACACCCGGCTTTTCACCCGGGGCAGCATGAGGGGGATGTAGGGCGTGTATAGCATCCGACTGCAAGGAGACACCGCCGCCCTCCTCCGAAAAATGCGGCGTTATTCGGAGCTTGACAGGAAGGGCCTCAACACCGCCCTCGCCGAAGGCGTCCGGGAGTCTACCCTCGAACGGTTCAAGCAAGGCCGGGGGCCGGACGGCAAGCGGTGGAAGACCTCCATCCGGGCGGCAGAGACCGGGGGCAAGACCCTCATCGACTCCTCCCAGCTCCGCAACTCCATCAAGACGACGGCGGACGCCTCCGGGTTTGCGGTCGGCACAAATGTCAAGCACGCGGCAACCCACCAATTCGGCGACAAGGGCCGCACCATCCGGGCAAAGCGGGCGAAGAACCTCCGCTTCCAGGTGGGCGGACAATGGATCAGCAAGAAGAAGGTCAAGGTCAACATCCCCGCCCGGCCCTTCCTCGGCCTCTCGGACGAGGATATGCAGGAGATCAAGGCCACGACCGAGGAGTTCATCGGGAGGGATGACTAATGCTCTACAAGGAAAGCAAGGAATACCTCCTCGACAAGCTCAAGGCGGCGGGCCTCAAGTCCAAGCCGTACACGACGCAAAAGGCCCTCGAAAAGAGTCAAGAGAGTCACATCGGCGCGGTGCTTTTTGAGTCGGAGACCCTCCTCCGAAACGGCTCCAAAACACGATATAGAGACCAAGAGGGAGCGCAGAAAAAGAGGAGGAAGGTCTTCGACCGGGCCCTCGCCTTTACCGTGATAATTGGCGACTATACCGACGAGGCGGTCGAGAGCATGTTCGGGGCGTTCCTCTCAAGCCTCGACCGGGGCATCTACGTCAACGGGGACTTTGTTCCGATCGAGGTCGAGGGGGCGGACTGGGTCGACAAGGACGACTCTATTCTAAAGGCACAGGTCGCCGTGCAAATCAAGATAAGGTTTGACGGCGGGGTTTACAGGGACACAGACTTCGCGAAGGTCTCCGACGTCGCGGTTGAGTCCATCACCAAAAACGAGGGAAAGGAGTTTATAGATGGCGAATAAAGCAACATCGGCCCCCGCAGCTACACAGGCAGCGGGGCCGCAGGAACCGAAAGCTCCGGGGCTCTTTGAGATCGGGGAGCTCCGCAAGAAGCACAAGGTCGGGCGGGCCGTCTTCGCGGGCGTATGCAGCGCCCAGGGCTGGAAGCCCGGCAGGGCCGTCACTGAGGAGGAGTTCCTCGCAGCGGTCAAGAATTTTGAGAACGCCCCCATGAACGGGGCGCACACCACAAAGGAAAGCGAGGCGAGACGATAATGCTCCGAGATGTCAAGCACACTGTCACGGACGGCCTCCTCGGGTTTGCCACCGCGACGGGGGACGGAAAGAGCCTCAAGATCGGCGTCTCTCCGATCGTTTCGGACACGCCGATCATCATCACCGGGGATATGGACGCGGCGAAAATCAAGGCCCGCCTCGGCTTGTCCCCTCTGGCGGATGCCGTCATGAGCTCCGTGCAGTTCGGCGCGTCGCGGATCTACTGTCTCCCGGTCTCCGCTACCACGGCGGGCAAGCTGGGAAGCGTTTCTAAGGACGGCGACGGAGGGGGCTCCGTCACCGTGGACGGCTCTCCGACGAACGCCTTCTCAGTGGTCGTCAAGATCACGGCGCAAGGCGGGCTCAACTCCGCCGCCTTTATCTGCTCCATTGACGGCGGGAACAGCTACACCGACGAGATCACCGTCCCCGTCACCGGGGAATATGAAATCGAGGGGACGGGCCTCAAGCTCAAGTTTACGGAGGCGACGGAGTCGGAACAGAAGCCGAGCTCTTTCCTCGTGAACGATGTCTACAGCTTCACGACCACCGCCCCCACCATGACGAACGGCGACGTCCTGGCGGCGTTCACCAAGCTCCAGAAGTTCGCCGAGGAGTATGAGTTCATCCACGTCGTCGGCGAGAGCGACCTCCCTCTCTGGCAGGCCGTGAGCGAGGCGCAAATTGAGCTCCGGGACACCTACCACAAGCCCGTGTTTGTGGTCTTCGAGGCGGCCTTCCCCCAGGCGGGGGACGAGGACGAGCTCGACTTGCGCGGCGGCGGGGATCTCACCGATTGGGCCCTCGAGATGGAGGCCAAGCGCAAGAAGGTCAAAAACTACGACATCCAGGTCGTCACCGCCTGGGGGCGGCTCGTCATGCTGGACGGCACGACGCAGATCGTCAACCTCGCGGGCCTTGTGTGCGGCCTCTACGCAAAGGCGGCGGTGCAGGAGTCCATCGGCAAAACCAGGGCGGAGGCCGGGTTCGGCATCCCGAAGACGAAGCTCCTCGAACTGCTCCCCGCCGGGATGGACAACTCCATCATCGAACTTTTGGACGTGGCGGGCTACCTCACGTTCCGGGAGTACGACGGGCTCGACGACTTCTTCGTCTACCACACAAAGATGATGAGCCCGGACGGGAGTGACTTCCGCTATGCCGAGGACGTCCGGGTCAAGAACAAAATCATCCGGGAGACCCGGAAGGAAGGGCTCCTTCTGCTCAACGACGACATCGACCTCGAGGACGTCCAGGGCGAGCTTGAGACCCGGGCGAAGTTCATGTTCGTCCCCTTGCAGCGCATGATCGACGCGAAGGAGATCAGCTCCGCCGAGATCACCGTACCCGAGGGGCAGGAGGAGACCATCCTCGAGGACGAGACAATGCGGGTCAAGATCCGCTATGTGTCCCGGGGCTACATCCGGGAGGTCGAGGTAGACCTCGGCAGGGCGCAGCCCAGCGACTAAGGGAAGGAGGTTAAAGAGCTATGTCCCTAAAAGTAAACGGCCAGACCTACGGATGGGGCGACGTGGACGTCAAGATCCCCGGCCTCGTGCTCGTGGTGCAGGAAATCAGCTACGACGACGAGCAGGAGATGGAAGAAAGCTACGGCAAGGGCTACCGCCCCCGGGGGTATGGCAAGGGCAACTATAAGGCGTCCGGCAAGATGTCCATGCTCCGGGACGACTACGACGACGTCCTCGCCTACTGCAAGGCGAAGGGCATCCCGTTCTATGGCATTGAGTGGCCCTCCGTGGTCGTCTCCTACGCCAACGAAGGGGAGCGCACCCGGATCGACGAGCTCAAGAAGGTCATCCCCACCAAGCGCAGCCACAAGGCCGCGCAGGGCGACAAGTCCCTCACAGTGGACATTGACCTCATGATCGTCGGCGGCATCGTGGAGGACGGCGTCGAGCCCACGAAATAAAGGCGTTATCTCAAGATAATCGAGAACAGGAGGACAAAACACTATGGAAGACATGAAGAAGGAAGTCGCGGGCAAGAGCCGCGCCGAGGAAATGAAAGAGAAATACGGCAAGGTCTACCGCGTCGGCGCGACGATCGAGGTGGACGATGAGACCGAGAAGACGGTCGAGTTCTACTTCAAGCGCCCCTCCACGGCGAGCTATGACAGATACGTCAAGACTACCGCCCAGGGCGCGACGAAGGCCCTCAAGACCTTCCTCTTTGACAACGTGGTCGCGGAAAGCGAAGCGGATCTCGAGGCCGACCTTGAGGAGTTCCCGGCCCTGGCGCTCTCCATCGGCGAGAAGCTGCTCGGGATGCTGGGCCTCTCTAAGCAGACAAATTTGAAGATGCTCTAAAAGAGCAGCTCTCGGAGGTGAAGGGAAACTTCGTGGAGACCGGGCTTCTGGAAATCCACCGTTTCCTCCCTCCGGCTCTTTTAGAGGGCTTCGACATTGAGGAGATCGGCCTCGACGAGTTCCTCCGCTACGTTGCGAAGGCGCGGTACATCCAGGAGCTCGAGGAGGGCATCGTCGCCCGGGCGATCTCCGAGGTTTTCTCGGAGTAGCCGGGCGGCGTCGGTCGCCTTGATTAAGAGCACAAGGTCGCCTCCATACGTTAGGAGGTGAAAGGCAAAGCATGAGTTTAGAGTCCGTGTTCCGGTTGTCGCTCATTATGAACCTGATCGACAACCTAACCGGGCCGATGGCTGGCGTCAGATCCAGCGTCGACGGAACCGTCTCCAAGCTGCAAAAGGTCAATTCAACCCTCGGCAGCGTGGCGAAGACGGGGGCCGTCATGCAGGAGGCGGGCTCGCAGATCACGGGGGCGGTGCTGTCCCCGGTCGAGGCCACCTTCGAGACGAGACGGGCGATCGGCGAGCTGGCCTCCCTGGGCGTGAAAGACCTCGGGGCGGTCGAAGACGCCGCCCGAGCGTTCAGCGACCAATGGGCCGGAACCACGAAGGCCGACTTCATCGCGGCGGCCTACGACATCAAAAGCGGCATCGCGACGCTCTCGGACGAGGGCGTCGCGGAGTTCACAAGCCTCGCGGCCCTGACCGCGAAGGCGACGAAGTCCACGGCGGGCGAGATGACCTCGCTATTTGCCACGGGCTACGGCATTTATAAGGGCTACTATGACGACATGAGCGATCTCGAGTTCGGCGAGATGTTCTCGGCGGGGATCGCGAAGTCGGTGCAGCAGTTCAAGACGACGGGCTCCGAGATGGCCTCGAGCATTGAGAGCCTGGGCGCGTCGGCAACGAACGCGAACGTCCCCCTTGAGGCTGTCTCTTATACACATCTCCGAGCCCACGAGACTAGCGCTCATCTCG